TCCTTGGTGAACATCATGTCACCCTGAATGACTCCATTGATTCCCAGCTTGGGCAGTTCCTTGAGAGCAATCTTTAGCTTATCTGCAAGACCACCAGAATACCCATACTTCTTTAGATCGGCATTAGACTTGACCAACTTGGCATTCTTGGCAAACACACCTTTGGTTCCTACGAAAAACTTTCCATCTTCAGGATCGGTCCCCGCGAGGACCGCGGGTGACCCATCCCACTTGGTGTATAGATCAACCTTCTTTGTAGACTTACCAGAAAGCATGTCCCGAATAGAACGAAGGAAGTTGATACCAGAGCGCATACCATCAATACCATAAAAGAATACAAGATCCTCAAGGTGTTCAAGGTGTAAGTTCTTGGTTGCGTCTTCTGTCAAAAATTGATTAAATGATTGCATGATTTATTTAACCCTAAGTACGTTTGCGTTGATTCTACTTTCGTATGTAGCTAAAACCCGAATGCCCGGATAGTTTTGAATAGTCTTCCTTGTCCTATCATTTCTAACCAAAAACCAAACATTATATTCACCCTTAACGTCTGCAACAGTTCTAATTATAGAAGATACTGTAATAGTTAAGGTATTTTTTTTATAGTCCATCTCAAAATCATCAGAACTAAATGTTCTAGTAATCACACTCCCGCGCCTTCCGACTAAAAGGTCTGAACCGAAAACTACATTAGTAGTCTCCGCTTTACTAGCTTTTTTAGCAAAGTTTGGTTCTAATTTAAAAACCCCAGTTTGCGGCTTCAATTTAATTTTACCTTCGCCTAAAAGTTTCGCAATAATTTTTTCAGCTTTTGGACCATAGTATGAATCAGCAGATTCCCAAATTTCAGCATTATCCTTTTTGATTGAAATTGGATATTCATGTCTAGTTGTTTCTAGAATAATATCTGCTTTTTTTCTACCAGAAGTATCTCTACCCATCTCTTTACAGTTAACTACATTTTTTATTGTCTGCTTTTTAGCACCAGCTTTAAAGATAACAGTAATTGGTTCATTACCACCCTCTTTGATGATGTCATTGATTGATTTGATGATTATAATTTCATTTTCAATACCAGCAGACTTGTTTCCCTGCTTTGATAATGGTTTTGCGAATATAGCAAACCCATCAACTTTTATGATACCCACACTTGAGGCACTAGTCGGTCTTTTATCATACTTCGCCCCCGGTATATCCTTTGTAACCTTCGCCAACAAATCTGCACGATTATCTTTAGTTAGAATTGCCAGTCGTTTTGAAGACACCTTCTTGACTGGTCCATATCTTTCCAAAAATTTCTCTAGTTCTGCAAAGGTCATCTCCGTCTCCCCTTAAAACAATACAATATTATTTATAAGAGGCAATGGTTTTCTTTAGTATTCTAATCCCGAAACAGAAATGCTCTTCGGCTCGATCTCCAGAAAATCTAAAATTGCCTTAACACCAGAGTCTACCAATGATTGCATATACGAAACGATTCTGTTGTATAGGTTTAAAAAGAATTTTTTCACTTTTGCCAAGAACACAGAAGATTTTTTCTTGACAGAATCAAGAAGACCCTCTTCCAAAATATTCTCTTCAAACAAATCCACCTCTTCTTGAATCATATCATAGACAGTATAATTTTCTTTTAAAATGTCTCCACGAAAAGATGAGTATGTTTTTTGCCCTTTACTCGTCGGCGTCTTCCAACTAATTCTATATCTTACTTTCTCGGATAGGCTAATAATGTACTTGGAAGGTTTGGACTTTCCCATACTAAGCCGCTCTAACTGATGAACCTCTCCATTAGTGTCAAACTTTAAAACCCAATTTGCGGCAGCAATTGGCTCGGGAGAAAATTTCATCTCTCCAGTAGCAGCCTCATAGGTGAACCACTTTCTGAACTCTATATTATCATTAAAAAATGCATTAACATCTTTAGTTAATTTTTTATGTGCCTTGGTGGTATCCGTGTATTTGTTTGCAAGCCGCTTCATTGCACCTCGAAAAGACTTTCCGTCTTTAACAGCTTTTGTCAAATCACCAATCGTAGTTTTTTTAGGAACAATAACCTCTGTCATCGTCTTCTTAACTTTATTAACAAGTTTTTGTGCTTCGGTAGAATCGCTTTCCATATACTTTAATGCAGCAGTAAACGTAGAAAGGGCTTCTGCTCTTGATGCAGAAAGTAATTGAGAACCACCAGCCTCTTTTAGACTAAATCGATTTTTGCCAATATAATTATCAGTCTTTGGTGTGTTTTTGCCATTCCACCAATCAATCATTTTTCCTGCACCAGACCCATAATGAATCATTTGAGTCTTGGACCCAAACTTTTTTCGCAAAACAGAAGAAATTTTTTCTGCGGCAACTTGATGTTGTAAATATTGATCTTCAGATCTATTTGCCGCTTTAAGAATACCCTGATTTTTTGGCAACTTTAATCCACCATTATATGCCACAGTGATATAAGCCTCAAAGTCTGTTGCAACACCCTCACATAAAACTTGGGTATCCTCTTTTAATTGCTGATAAGTTTTCATGCCCATCTCCTCTTAAAACAATACAATATTATTTATAAGAGGCAATGGTTTCCTACACCATCATGAGAATAAATCACGTCCTTTATTCCAAAGGTCGCAATGGCACGCTGGCACCCGAGACACGGCTTTGAGTTTCCCCATGTCAACTTCTTATCAAGCCCGTTTGAATCATACTTGACCCGGCACACATACAATGTAGCCTTTTCCAAGTCATCCTCGGATATTCGTCTCAATGCGTTCTTGATGGCATCCGTCTCTGCGTGAAGAAAGATGGCATCATCATGATCCGAAAACCGAGAATGAAATGGGTGGGACTTCTTCTGATTGACCCCATAAGAAACAATCTGATTCTTATAGACTACCGCTGCCGCATGACGAGCGCCGGTTCGATTCATGTCTCTGTCCAAATCACAAGCAATGTTCGCAAGAGTCTCCAATATCTTTTCTTTTTCCATAACAAAGCCCATAACAAAAACCCAAAGTCTGGGTCATATAACCTAAACTCTGGGTTTTTTATTCTTTCAATTGTGCTGAATTAAACTACATTAAATACCAGGATCGTTCCTGGCCTTACCTATGTTTCCACCGACCGCGTTGATTAGATTAAGAATAAAATCAACTACCTTGTTATCGGCTTCATTGGGAGTCATTGTGGCAATAAGAGAAGCCACACCAACCACCTGAACAACGATCTCAAGAATCCCGCTAATGTTTATGCTTGTTAAAAAATCCATACTCCATCTCCTTATAAAAATGTGTTTGATCAAAAACACTATGGCTATATTTAGTTATACAATGAACTCTGAAAACGCAGTTTTTTCCCCGCCGGTAGTCGATAGATCATCATCCTGCATCAAACCATTTTGGGCATCTTCCCCGCAATCAAACAATCTCATCTTTGAGCGATCCACTCCAATAACAAACCGACGATTTTTCGTCATATCGGAATAACGATTTTTCAATTGCTTGACCATAATCTGATTCGATTCATCCAATTCGTCTGTACGAATCAGCGCAAGAAAAAGATCTGCCGTCGCAGGGAGCCCAAAACTTTCTGCCACATTTTCCATTGAAACATCTGAACTGGCTGCTCCAGTACGATTGATCTGTGTCGCAGTAATAATGGGCACAACAAGTTCCACTGCCAATCCACGAAGTTCTTCTGCGATACTTTTAATCTTTTCGTAACTGTTTACATTGGTTCCCCTGTATACCATAGACTGACAGAGATTGATATAATCAATGAAGATCATATCAGGAACAAACTTTCGCTTCATCGCAAGCTCCTTCACCAAATGGCGAAAGTGCCCTGCTCCAGCCTGTACTGTTGGGTACTCCTTGACAATCAGCTTACCCATTGCCTTATGACGAATGTCCGAAATCTTCTTATCATAAATCTGCTTTGGCAAACTCTTTAAATCTGCCATCGACACATTCATAAGATTTGCGTCAATCCTCTCGGAGATTTTTTCCTCTGCCATCTCCAACGTAATATAAAGAACATTGTGCCCGGTTGTCATGGCATTCGCTGCCATATGACACATTGCCAACGTCTTACCTGCACCCGGAGATGCCATCAAAACATTCAGCGTCTTGTTTGTCAAACCGCCTTCGGTAATATCATTCAACAAAGAAATATCGAAGGGTATATGTTCTTCTTTTCGATTGTAATAATTAAATCGATCCTCAGAATCTTCAAGGTAATCATGACCAATATGTGAATCGAAAGAAACCGAAAGGGCTTCCGTCAAAAGATTTGGAATAGAACCTTTGTCCTTCTTCGACTTCCCATCCAGAATCTCAATCGATTCCATGATCGA